CAGACCAGTGTGGCCGCCCGCTCCGGCGACCCCGCAGCCCTGCGCCGGGAGATCACCAACCACAAAAAATCCAACTTAAGGAGGAAATTGAAACACCATGGCAACTAAACCCACCACCAACGTGCTCATGCTCCGGAAAAAGCGGTCCCTGACCGCCAAGAAACTCACCGAGGCAAGAGCCAAGGCCAAGAAGCTCCGCGCCGACGAAGATGAGCTGGCCAAGCAGCTGGAAGCCGTCCAGGATGAGATCCCCGCAGATCTGGAGCAGCAGATCCAGGAGGTCACCGACGCCCAGACCGAGGTCAACGACCAGATCGGCGAGCTTGTGGATGAGCTGTCCAATCTGGATGACCAGCTCGCCGCCGTCGAGGACACTCTGGACGAGCCCGCCCCCGAGGCCGACCCCGAGGAAGAGCCCACCCGCTCCGGGCGCAAGGGCGGCAGCCGCCGGGCAGCCAATCCCGTGACCGGCCGCTTTACCAGCCGCAGCCGCTGTTTTGCCAGCCGCAGCCAGAGAGATGCGTTTTATGCCAACCCCGCCGTCCATGGCTTCCTGGATCGCATCCGGTCCATCGGCACCATGGCCATGGCTTCCCGCCGCTCCGTCACCGGCGCAGACCTGACTATCCCCGATCAGATCCTGGACGTGCTTCGCGATAACCTCAACGAGTACTCCAAGCTGATCTCCAAGGTGCGCCTGCGTCAGGTCAGAGGTCAGGCCCGTCAGCACATCATCGGCAAGGTGCCCGAGGGCATCTGGATGGAGATGGCCGGCGCCCTGAATGACCTGGAATTTAAAATCACGGACATTGAGACCGACGGCTACAAGGTCGGCGGTTACATCCCCATCGACAACTATCTGCTTAAGGACTCCGACATCGCCCTGGGCGAGGAGATCCTCTACGCACTGGGTCAGGCCATCGGCTACGCACTGGACAAGGCCATCGTCTACGGCCTCGGCCCCAACAGCAAGATGCCCGTCGGCATCGTCACCCGTCTGGCCCAGACCGGCAAGCCCGGCTACTGGACCGACACCATGGGCGACTGGACGGATCTGCACAGCTCCCACATTCTGACCCTGGATCTGGCATCCAAGGCCGGCACGGATTTCTTCGTGCCCTACCTTCAGGCGGCGGCCAAGGCAGAGCCCACCTACACCACCGACGGCAAGATCTGGATCTGCAACGACGCCACCCGTCAGGACCTGCTGATCCGCTCCCTGGCCTACAACTCCGCCGCTGCTCTGATGGCGGGCCTGGACAACACCATGCCCATCGTCGGCGGCGAAATCATCACTCTGGAGTTTATCCCCGACCACCAGGTCATCGGCGGCTACGGCGGCGAGTATGTCCTGGTCGAGCGGGAGGGCGGCACTTTTGCCAGCTCCGACCTGCCCCTGTTTGTCCAGGACAAGACCGTGTACAAGGGTACCGCCCGCTACGACGGCCAGCCCGT